GTGGCAAAGCTACGCGCCGCGAAAGAAATCCTTGACGCATCGGATATCGATCCGGAAATCGAACGGTACTGCATTGTCAACGCCAAGCAGCTTAAAAATCTGTTGGGTGAGACGGAAGTATCAAGTTCGGATTTCAACACCGTGAAGGCGTTAGTTCAAGGTGAAGTGGACACGTTTTTGTCGTTTAACTTCATCCGTACACAACGCATTGGTGTTGATTCTAACAGTGACCACAAGGTTCTGTTCTACGCCAAGCCGGGCATTTGCCTTGCTGTTGGTGCAGAGCCGACTGTCCGCATAAGTGAGCGTGACGATAAAAATTATGCCCAGCAAGTTTTTGCGAGCATGACTATCGGAGCGACGCGTATGCAGGAAGACCTTGTCGGTTACATCGAATGTGACCCGAGCTAGGAGGATTAGACCATGGGTACTAAAAACTCCACGCTGGTTAGCAACTTCGAAGCTACACCACCTGTAATGAACGATGTCTCTTTGCTGCATGGCGTTTTGCGTGTAGCCCAGGGAACCATCGCTCTAGCTGCTGGAGACAGCGATAACGATGATATCGTGATGCTGGCTCCGATTCCCTCGAACGCGACTGTCGCGCACATCTTTATCGCCTCTGATACGTTTGGCGGTAGCTGTACTTTCAACGTGGGCATCTACACAGATGCCGGTGTTGTCAAAGACGAGGATGTTTTTGCCACTGCGGTTGCTGACGCGGCTGCGATGGCAGACGTTCGCTTTGAAGCGGCAGATATCAATACTGCCGGTCAAAAGATGTATGAGCTTGCTGGGGATTCGACTGACCCCGGCGGCTATTACTACATCGCTGCCACTATGGCGGCAGCGGGCGGCACTGCTGGTGATATGAGTTTCATCATTCACTACGCCGTCTCGTAATTGATTAGGGGGGCTTCGGCCCCCCTTTTCTTTTGAGGTTCAAATGGCTTCCACGACATTTGTAAGTATCAGCAATCGTGCGTTGACGTTCCTTGGCGCACAACCAATCACATCGCTGGAAGACGACACGAAGGAAGCGCGCGCCTGCAATCGAATGTTTGAGCAGTCGCGCAACCAAGTGCTTCGCGGCCATGCATGGAATTTTGCGATCAAGCGTGCGTCGCTCGCTGCAAACACGACGGCCCCGCTTTGGGAATACACCAACGCGTTTGATTGGCCGTCCGATTGCCTGCGGATCATAGAGGCGAATACGACTGAAGAGTGGGCTATTGAGGGCCGCACCATTGTCAGCGATGCAGCCGCGCCACTCGAAATAATTTACATCAGCGAAGTAACGGACCCCACGCTGTTTGATGCGTTGTTCGTTGAAACTTACGCTCTGCGTCTTGCTGCCGACATCGCCTACGAAATTACGGCGAGCCAGCAAATCCTGTCAAATATGGAAGAACTTTATCGTCGCAAGATTGCAGACGCGCGCGTTGTTGACGCGCAAGAAGCGCAGCCTGTGGACGAAACAGACTTCTTGGAATCCAGAATTTAGATGTCGCGCGTCACTGCAATACAAACGAACTTCACGGCAGGGCAGCTATCACCGCGCCTGTTTGGCCGTGTTGATCTTAGCAAGTACGCCAATGGTGCTGCGGAGATTACAAATCTGATTGTGCAGCCCCACGGCGGCGTGACGCGACGGCCCGGCACAAAGTTTATCAATGAAGTGAAGACCAGCAGCGCAAAGACGCGGCTGCTGCCTTTCGAGTTTAGCACCGTGCAGGCGTATTGCGTTGAAGCTGGCAACCAATACTTCCGGTTCTTCAAGGATCAGGGTGTTATTCTTGAAGCGAACAAAACGATTAGCGGACTGACAAAAGCAAACCCTGGTGTTGTGACAGCAACAAGCCACGGGTTCAGCAACGGCGACCTTGTCTTCATCTCGTCCGTCGGTGGTATGACGGAAGTTAATAACAAGTATTTTAAGGTCGCGAACAAAGCAACCAACACTTTTGAATTGCAGGATGTAGATGGCAGCAACGTCAACACATCTGGGTTTACGACATATACCAGCGGCGGCACAGCAGCGCGCGTTGTTGAGATAGCAACCCCCTACGCAACCGCTGATCTGTTCTCCATCCAGTACGCGCAAACCGCAGACGTTATGTACTTGGTGCATCCGTCTTATGCACCGCGCAAGCTGTCGCGCACAAGTCACACCAATTGGACGTTGACCGAAGTCGATCTGCAAGATGGTCCGTATCTTGATGAAAATATAACGACCACGACACTCGATAGCGATGGCACGACCGGCAGCGTCACAATCACAGCTTCTGCGGTAACAGGCATTAATGGCGGTGATGGGTTTCTGTCAACGGATGTCGGTCGGCTAATCCGCATCGGGCATCAGGCAAGTGAATGGGCGGGATCAACGTCGTTTAGCGTCGGCGACATTCGTCGCAATAGCGGCAACGTCTATGAGTGCATCAAGGCTGGAACGTCGGCTAGTTCCGGCGGTCCGAGCGGTGAACTTGATTCGATTGTTGATGGCAGTGTTAGTTGGAAGTTTATAGACGACGGCGGCATACATCATGGCAACGCAACGATAACAGCCGTCAATTCAACGACCGAAGTTGATGCGACCGTCAATAAGAACTTTGCCGCGCACACAGCAGAGACCCGATGGAGTTTAGGAGCGTTTAGCAGCACGACCGGCTTCCCGTCAGCCGTGGCATTTTTTGAGCAACGATTATTTTTTGCCGGTACGACAGACCAACCGCAGACAATCTTCGCCAGTCGCAGCGGCGACTTTGAAAACTTTGCACCGTCAGCGTTAGACGACGGTGCGATCACGGTTACGATTGCAACCGATCAGGTCAATTCTATCCGCTGGCTGTCGCCCGGTCAGAAGATGGCGATCGGTACCGCAGGCGGCGAGTTTACGTTTTCGTCGTCGGGCAATGAAGAGGCTGTGACGCCTACCAACTTGCGCGTGCTGCGACAGGGTACGAGAGGTGTTCACGCAACGCGGCCGGTTCGCATTGATAACCGTGTTCTGTTTATTCAATACCATCAGCGCAAGCTGCGAGAGTTGGCGTTCGACTTTGCGTCAGACAGTTTTGTCTCGCCTGACTTGACGATCCTGTCAGAGAATGTGTCGGGCGATGGTCTTGTCGAGATGACGTTCCAGCAAGAGCCTGACAGTGTTATCTGGGCAGCGCGCGACGATGGGCGTTTAGCTGGCTTGACGTATCTGCGCGATCAAGAAGTTGTCGCGTGGCACGAGCATGTCATCGGCGGCAACATATCGAGCAGTTTCAACTCAGCCAGTTCTGTTGGAAGCAATCGAATTACAATCAGCAGTCACGGGTATTCGACCGGAGATGCTGTTGTCTATGACGCGGCGGGTGGTGAAGTTGTCGGCGGTCTAACAGATGGACAGACTTATTTCGTTTACGTCGTAGACAGCAACACCATCAGTTTAGCGGCGAGCGTGGCCCAATCAGAAGTCGGTGCAGTCATTACGCTGGCGGATGCGTCGAGTGCTTCAACGCAATTTCTAAAACAAGATGCCAAAGTAGAAACAGTCATCAGCATTCCAGGGACGAATGAAGATGAACTGTGGATGATTGTGCAGCGAACCGTTAACGGTGTAACGCGTCGGTATGTCGAAGTGTTGACAACTAAGTTCGATACGTTTCGCGGTAGCACAAAGGTTGGTTCCGTTTTTGTGGACAGCAGCCTGACGTACAATGGGACTGCGACCAGCACGTTCAGTGGTCTGGATCATTTAGAAGCCGAAACAGTTTCTATTTTAGGTGATGGCTCTGTTCATGCTGACCGCGCTGTCAGTAGCGGCGCAATAACTTCGATATCGCCAACCGTAACCCGCGCGTCTGTTGGGCTTCCATATACGTCAACATTGAAAACGTTACGCCCAGAAAAAGGTGGTGACGACGGCAGCGCACAAGGTCGACCGAAGCGAGTGTTCGAAACGACCTTCCGCTTCCTCGACACGCTTGGCGCTGAATATGCGCCAGGAACCAGTACCAGCTTTGACACGGTGCAATTCCGCGAAGGTTCAACGCCGATGGATATATCACCCGCCTTATTCAGCGGTGATAAGACTGTGCAGTTCCACGGCAGTTGGGAAACCGAAGGTCAAGTGCAAGTGCGACAGACGCAGCCGCTTCCGTTTGAATTAACCTCTATTGTCACGCGCATCGTGACGCATTCGGGATAATAAGATGTGTCCACCTGATCCTGTCACTGGAGCCGTGCTTGGCCTTTCAACGACACAATGGGCAGCGGTTGGCGGCGTATTAAGCGTTGCGTCGTTCGGCCTCACAGCCATGGGCCAAATGCGACAAGGTGAGGCACAAGCAGCAGCGCTGCGTCAGCAGTCTCAAATTGCAGAATTCAATGCGCGCGTTGCCGAGAACAACGCAATATTAGCGCAGCAAGCAGCAGAAGCCGACGCAGATACAATTGATCGTCAGAGAAGAATAGCCCTAGCAAAGCAAGCGACAGGATTTGCAGCGTCAGGCGTTGTTATCGATGAAGGTAGCACACTGGAAGTTCTCGGTGACACGGCTGCTGAATTTGAAATGGATCGTTTAAATCGTTTGCATCAGGGGCAAGTGCAGTCAAACGCTCAACGCATCCAGTCAACGCTAGATCAAAACAACGCACAAGGTTTGCTGTCTCAATCATCAGCAGCAAGGTCCGCTGGCAGAACTGCTGCAATAGGAACCGTTCTTGGCGGCGTGGGTGAATTGGCAACGAATGTATCGAGACAGCGCGTACCAAGCGCAAGAACTGTTCCCGGTCCTAGTCCACTTAGCGCTGCGTCTGGCGTCAGCATGTTCCCTAGCGTCGGTCCTTCATAGGAAAACTGATGGCAAAAATACCAACATACACATCGCGTGCTGGTGCTGTTAGTACATCAGGCATCGCCCGCGCTTCTGGTATCCCCTACCGCGATTTTGGGGCGCAATCGTTAATTGATGCTGGGAAGCAAATCGGCGTTATTGCTGACAAGATTACGCAAGCCGCAGAAGACGATGCAGTTGGTCAAGCAACTCTAAACGCATCTCTAAAACTAAACGATTTGCAAACTGAATTGCAGACGATGGACCCGATGGCAGCAATGGCTGCATATGACGATAGGGCTGCGGCTATTTTAGACGAGGCCGGGTCCGGTCTATCGATGAACGCTAGTGCGCGTTTCAAAAAAAGTATGCAGCGTAATTTTATCGCTGGAAAGATTGCCGTACAAAAAGACGGCATCACGCGCGGCCGGCAGAAGCTGGAAGCAAACCTTGTGTCGCGCATGGCGGGACTAGCTGCATCGGCGCAAGCTGGTGACGACGACACGATCTACCAGCAACGGGCTGACGAGGCGCGTCAAGCAATTGACGAGGCTATCGCCAACCGCGTCATCGCAGCAGATGCTGGCGAGCGTTACTATCAAAAATATTTGAACGATGCAGACAGCGCCCGTGCGTCATTCGACATGCAGGCTGATCCAGATGCGTTTGTTAAAAACATCGCAAGTGGAAAGTATTTATCAAACTTGAAAGGTGAACAGCGTGCGCGTCTTCAAAAGCAAGGCAATGATATATTAGAGCGTCGACGCAAAACGGAACAAACAAAACGTAACGCTGCCGAGCGTGATTACATTAAAAATGTTGATACAGTTTTATCAGCTCTTAAATCCGGTGCGCCTCTTACCAAAGAAATGGAGTCTTTAACATCGGATGAAGCAATTTCCGCCAACATCTCTGATTCTGTTAAGGCAAAAAAATATTCAGCTTTAGTGCAAGACGCTAAAAGTTTTTATTCTGACACACAACAACTAAGCAAAATGTCAGTTCCGGCATTAGTTAGAATGCAAGCTGCATATGAGGCAGAAGCAGCGCAAGACCAAGGCACCGCGTTTGATTTGCAGGCTCAAAACGCAGCGCAAGCTGTGCAGATGAAAAAGTTAATTGATGGTCTAATAGACGAAAAGCAAAAAACAGAAGCAAAAAAAATTGAAAGCGTCTTACTGGCAGATCAAGCAAGGAACCCTGACACACCGCTGCCAGATGAGAAACAACGTATTTTAAGTCCAGAAAACATA